CCCCGCCGATCCCTCGACTGGAGCCGTAATCCGCCAAGGCTTGGCGGAGAGTATCACCGAGGGAAGTCGTGTACCCAGTCAGAGCTTGTAGCCGCAATTGGATGGTGATTCCGGTAATTGTCGGGCGAAAGAATCGAATAGTGTTGGGCACGCCATTGCTATCAACCGTGGCCGCCGAAGTCGTGCCATAAGTTCCGGTCCCTGGCGTTTTCTTACGGGCAATCGCGTCAGCAATCTGCTGCACGTCTCCTCCTTCGACAACAAGGCTGATGCTATTGCGAGGAATGCCGTTTGCGTCCGTAACGCCCGTATCGTTTTCGTAGGACTTGACCGCGATGACGCTGGGCAAATTAGACACGCTCCCGGTTGTCCCCTCTAGGACCGAAAGAGATGGATTGGCTACACTGACTGCCTGGCGTCGGCGCAGGGCTGGGTCGCTCTCAACGGGCGCGCCAAGCGTGGCGGCCGCCAAGTTCGTGACGGATTGCCAGCCGTAGGTCGGTGTAACGATCTTGGTCACGGCGCCCGCAACCGCTACTATGGCCCCGAGTGCCTGCGCGGTAGCCGTGACGGTGATCTGGCCGGCGGGCGGAATGGTCACGCTGGGGGGGAGCAGCCATTTATTCCCATTCGTATCCTGCACGATGCCGCTGCTAATCGTGGCGCCAATCTGCCCAACCAGCAGCACGTCTACCGACGAGAAACTGGCCGTCTTCTTAGCAATGCCATTAATCTTGACCACGGAGGCCAGCCCAGCGCCTTGAGCCGTGGACGGCGAGAACGAGTTGTACGCCGCGAGCGCTCCCTGGTTGCAATCGGTAATTGCTTCGGCGAAAACCGCCAGAAGCTGTCCATCCTGGCTATCGGGGGCAATGTAAGCGTCTGCTCCATAGATAGCGTAAAAGCTATTTTGCAAGCTTGTCAAAACTTCGGCATACGTCGGGATCGTCGCGCCGGCGGCAGTAATCTGGATAGCAAGGCTCATGTGGCGACCTGGGTTTGAATGGTTGTTTCCCCGTACTGGGTCATGATGGTTGCGGCCACCGACAGGGCACGGCCCTGCAACGTGCTTGCGTATTCGGTGATTCGGGTCACGCCGGGCGTTTCGATAATGCGCTCCTGGATGGCCTGATCGTAGGTGCCTTTCGTGTTCTCTCCGAGAATTTGGGTAGCATACGGCGTGCCTTCGAGCAGGTCAAGGAACCATTCTCCCGTCCACAGCGCGAGGCGCGTTTTAACCGCTTGGCCAACTGCCTCCGGGGAATCCACCAAAAACTCGCCCGGGCTTTGGCCGAAAGAGTAGTCGCCGTCGGCGTCGAGTGCGCGGTACCTCATGTCGGATCCGTTCGAGCGCCGCCGCGCGTTACGCCCGCGTGGTCGTGGCCTTTGAGATTGACCCCAGCGGCCGTAACTTGCGAGGCGATGAGATGGCCCGAAGCATCGATAGTCACGCCGTTGAGGTCAATCCCACCTGGCGCGCGGACCTTACAGGCATGCCCGCCAGCCAGCTCGACATAGGATAGGCCATCATCGGAACGCAGTTGTACCGAATTGGTGCTTACATTGGGGATGACGCGTGGCTGCGAGCGTATGCCCGGCAGCGCAAAGCCGTCGGACAGGTCATGCATGCGAAACTCGGCTTGCGGCTGCACGCCGCCGTTCTGCCACCAAGCGTCGATACAGCGGTGGGCGATAACGATCAACGCCTCGTCGCCGGCGGCCACGGGGAAGGACAGGGTGTAGCCGCCGCCACCTGGAAAGCACACGGGGACGTCAACCATGACGGGCAGCGTTACCCAGGACCAGGTGCCGTCTTTTTGGAAGACTTGCATCTGCGTGGCCAGCTGCACGGAGCAAGTCATCGCGCCCGGGTCGAAGCTTTGGATGATGCCGGGCCCGGACGTGAAAATGGCCGCCTGGCGCCCGTCGAGCGCGTCCAGCAATGCCGCTTGATGACTCCCGGACCGTTCTTTCCTATCCATACGCTTTTACCGTTTGTGTTGAGGGGTCGACCGCCAAGCCGATTAAATCGCAGTACCAATCCTGGCCCCGCGAATCGCCCGTGTATTCAACCACATACAGGCGGTAAAAGCCATCGTTGGTGACGTCGGCGGGAAACTGCAGGCCGGCCCACTGATTATACGTCACCTGCCCCACGGAAAGCTTTTGCGATTCTTGCGCCAGAAGCTGGTTAATTGAGGTGTTGTCGATCTGGACTAGGCCGCCGATGCGCAGGCGCGGATTGATCAGGCAGCGCGCGCGCACGCCGTCCTGCGTCTGCTCGGGCAGGCCCACGAGGCCCGTGTGCATGTTGAGCACGACAGCCTCGCCGGGCAGGTACCCGGACAAGGCAACGATGTTGATCAGCCCGTCTTGAATCGTCCAGGACGCGCTACGCGATACCGCCTCATTGCGCATCATGTCGCGGCCCATGCCCCAAAGCACTTTACCGCGCGGCAGGACGCCACCAGTCGGGCTTGCGGCAGCGTGGCCGATAGATAGGCCCATCCCTTCGGCAATCGCCGCCGCGCGCTCGTCAGCGGTTGAGCCGGCGGCCAAGGTCTTGTTGACCACGCCCCAGTTGTATTCGACGTCGCCGGAAGCGGCCAAGATATCCAGGTAAGTGTCGGTGGCATTCTCGCGGCCCTTGCGGAACTGCTTGATCGTGCCGTCAAAGATGACGCCATAGGGGCCATCTTCATACCCGGCCTGCAGTACCACGCGCGTGTACTCGACCGGACTTTTCCCGGTGATGGCGCGCACTGTGTCGGCTTTCAAGTTGTACACGCGAATCATTGCTGCGTTGGGGCTTTGCTCATCCGAGGCGGTTACTTTGAAAGTGAAATGCATCTCGGATAAGTCAAGCCCTTTTTCATCTCCTGCGCCGACCACGTACAGGTTGCCCCTGCGCAGGTACTGCATGTTCTCTTCGGTCGTCATGGCTGCACCCAATATAAGTGCCCCGTGGTGCCCAGCGTCGTAAAGGAGGGCACCACGTCGGGGTCTGGGTCGGACTGCACGATCAGCTGGCCGCCGAAGCCCAGGTACTCATACTGCGCCAGCAGATCGGCGCCTGTCACGAGAGGCACGCCGAGCAAGATGGCCACGCTATCGGCTGAGTAGATATCAAGCACCCAGCATGCGCTGGCGCCATTCCAGACGATGACAAGACGGTAGGCCACGCCGCCCAGGGCGATGGTGATTTTCTGCGGCGCGGCGGCCAGCGGGACCTCAAAACCGGTACTCATGGCCCCGTCCCCAGCCGGCGGCCCACGGCCTCGGTCACTTTTGCCAAGGTCTTCTGCCCCAGGTCCGTCGTGGGCGTCGTTTTGGCTGGCGCCGCCTGGGCGCTCGCATTGATTGGCAGCGAGATGGTGCGCGTCGCCACTAAGATAACCTGCCGGCAGGTCGCGGTAATCAGCAGGCTGTTTTCAGTAGCCATATCCGTGGTCGTCGTGAGTTCGCGGAACAGCATATTTTTGTAGACGCGTTTGCCCGTGTAAATGTCAAACGGGATGCGCGACGATTGCAGTTCCAGCAGCTGCTGGTAAGTGGCGCGCACCTGGTCGACGCCATCACCGTTGAGAAGGGTTTTCACCGTCCCGATGGTATCGAGAAGCGCCAACGCTGCGCCAGCCGCAGGGATAGCGCCGCCAATCAGCGCAGTAGCGGCACCCCGGATACCACCAGGGAGGGAAGGGGTGTTTGACCACCCGCACTCGATGACGACCTCCGCCGGCCGCTTGAATGCGTGGTCGCTGATCGCCGCACCTTGCTCGATTGGATGGTCGGTAATTTCCAGCGTGTCCCGGTGCACTTCGCGCAACGTGGCGCGTGCGACGAGAGACTCGATAGCCCCGTTAGCCGGAAAGAACCCGCGCTTCGGCCGGATGCTGATAGCGCCCAGACCGATCGACAGGACGGGAAGAACGAAGCCCAGGCTCATCGAACAGCACCTTTCAAATTGCGCACCACGTCGGCATTCACGCCGCGCTGGGCGCGTTCAACTTCGGCGGCGGCCGCGCGCGGGTCATTAACACCGTGCACGTGCACCTCTGTTTTTTGGTCAACCGTCACTGGAGCAGGCCCGGTGCGGCCGCGCGCGGCGCTCATCAGTTCGTTGGCGCCATACGGATTGTAACCTTGTTCCTGCTTGATCATGGCGTCCATTACTTTGGCCAGGACAGCGGGGTCTTTCAGGTTCAATTGGTCGCCACCTTTCACGCCCAAGCGGCCGGAAATAGCCGCCGCATACCCGGCAGTATCATTCTCATTACGGGGAGCCCACTTCTCGGCAATCGCATTGACGCTCTTGGCACCATACTTTGAGTAATACGTGACTAGGTTGGCGGCCATGGCGGAAAGGCCTTCTTGCGCCGTGCCGAAATTGGCAAAACCCCCTTGCGAGGACACGCCCTCCCAGCTGCGCAGGTTGCCCGGGTTGTTTTGGCGCACGCCGATCGGAGTGTTGCCGGTCACGCCGTTGGGGCCTGCAGCGCCGGCGCGTGCTCGTTCTGGCGCAACCGGGGTGGAGAGCGTGGGCGCTTCGGGCATCGGGATACGGGGCGCCAAGGGGTCTTGGCCACGCACGCGCCGCTGTAGGCCGGTGTACTTGTCGGAAGCCCAGTCCCAAACCGAGCCAACCAGGCCGTTGTGCTGGTATCGCGGACCTGGTGGGAGTGCAGCCAACCGTGCCTCTTCCTTCATGGCTCGGTCATACCGCTCCTGCGGCGTAAGCATCGGCTCGGCGTCGCGGGCTTGGCGCCAAGCGGTCGCTTTGTCCCGTGCTGCGCGCGCGATCGCGGCGGCGGGGGAGTTCATCAACAAGCCTTTGGCCCCCACATCGACCTGGTTTAAATCGCCTTGTATCAGGCCCGACGCGACTTGCCCGGCAGCCGCGAGTGCCGCCTCGGTGCGCGGGTGTTTGGACAGCTCGAACTTGCCCAAAGCGTCCAGGCCATCGGTGATTTCCTTGTTCAAGATGCGGAACGCCGGCAGCAGCTCGACCGAGATTTTCGCAGACAACGTGCCGACGCGCTCGGTAATATCGCGCAAGGAATTGGCGTACTCCATGCCCGCGCGCGCGGCTTCCTGCATATCAAGGCCAAGATTCTTGTTCATGGCCAGGCGTTCTTTCTCGGCAGCCAACAGCTCGGGCATGCCTTGCTTCATCATCAAGAACGTTTTTTCATCGATGCCAAACATGCCCGCGAACTGGGCGCCCTGGTGGTGGGGCAGGTCGGACAGCTTTTGCACCAGGTCGAGCATGACCGTCGCCTGGTCCAGGTCGGCGGTGGGCTTGCCGAGCATCTTGTCCATCAGGCCGCGCAGGCCCGGATTGGTGCGCGCGGAGGCGGTCATCTGCTCCAGCGCGGCCTGCGCCACGCCAGCGGCAATGCCGACCTTGCGGGAGCCGAATTCAAGGGCCTGGATATTCTCGACCGCAGCGCCCGTGCGGCGCGAGGCGTAATACATCTTCTCCATGGCATTGGAGAAATTGACGACCATGGCCTGCGCAGCGATACCCACGCCCAGCACGGCTTTACCCGTGGTCAAGGCGATTTTAGTAACGTCGACGATGCTATCCGTGAATTTCTTTACACCAGGCTCGTCAACCTTAAAGCCGAGCTTGACCAAGAATTCTTTGAGAGTGCTTTCCTCAGCCATTTTGTTCTGCCCATTCGGTGAGGCGTATGCGGTTCTCGTTGTCCACGTCGATGGACTCATTCATGCGCGAAATATCGGCCAGGTCGACGCTGCCGTCCTTTAAGCTCTCGTAGGAGCAAAGGCGGTGATTAACGGGGCGCAGCAGCCACCCCTCGCCGTCCTGCATGCTGGCCAGCTTCGGCCCCGTCGAATCGCGGTTGTTTATGGTGCGGTTGGCGGGGCGGGCATAAAATTTCCCAGGTTCTCCATGACCACGGCGTGCGCCAACTGCAGCATGGTCACAAGGTCAAGATCGCTAAACAGGAGCGAGCCGGCCGAATTCAGGATCGGCGCGAAGCCAGTACCTGCCTGCTCGCGCGACACGGCGCCCAAGCACAGCTTGAGTACATACTCGCTATCCGTGTCGCTCATGGCGGCCAGAACGTCCGCGATCGGCTTGCCGGCCACGGCCATGGCGGCCAGGTCGTCTTGTGCCTCGGCGTCCTTGCTTTTCGGCATCGCGGAAGCGTTCGCTTCTTTGAACTTCATCATCAGCGACGCACCCATGCCCAGGGACAGCACGACCGGCGCCAGGCGGCGCGCGATGTGGAACTGCTTGAAAGCGTCCAGGCGGACGGACGAATACCGGACGCCGTTGAGAGTGATTTCCATTATTTGCCCAGGCCCATGTCGATTTGGATAGCGTCGAAACGCCATTCGTTAAAAGCGCCGTCTTCCGCATAGGTCAGCGTCGGCACGCGGCCGAACGCGACATTTTGGCAGGTCACGGCATCGCCCATGGTGTTGTTCGTTAGGGAGATCGTGTTCTGGCCCCAGGCCGCCGAGCTGGCGCGCTGCAAATTGTACATGGCGGACAGCTGGCCATTCACTGGCGACGT